TATTAGGTACTACAGCGTAGTATTTATTTTGTTTTCTATAGAAACCTGCTCTATATAGTATATTATCTTCTGTATAAGCTCCTTCATCATAACTATATATTCTATTATAGCTTGTACCACTTGCTGCGCCTGTTTCTAGTCTAACATCACCTGTTGCTACATCAATACCATAGTTTGGAAAATTATCATTACTTAAATATTCACCAGGAGGTGTTACAGATAAATCTTTACCTGTTGCGTCAGATTTAAAATCAGTAACTTCCCAACCATTACTACCTTCATAATTAATAGTTTTAAATGTTTTTATAAAACTAGGCTGTGGATTAAATACAAATTGTATTGATGAAGGTGTTTTAGTACCATAAAAATTGTTTCTATCTTCATTACTATAGTGTTTATATAAAAATGAAGTAGTACCTGTAGCTTTAGTAGTATAAAAATCACCTCTTGTGCTAAACATTATATCTGGTTGATAACTATAAAAACTAGTCCAACCAGCGTTTCTTTCGTCCCATGTTAATGTTTTATAAGTACCTTCAGCATATCTACCTTCTGGCTGTAATGATATTACATAGTTTTTATTATAAACATCGTAAGCACCGAGTATAGCACCGTTTTCACCTATAGCTGATAATTGATCTCTGAAAAAATCAGTCATACCAGCTTGTGATATTTCTTGTATATTAGTGCCGTCCATTTTTAATACAGCATTTTTCTCTTTATCTACAAAGTATTTAGTATAACCATACGTAGCAAAAGATTCTGGATTAGTACTAATACCCCAGTTACCTGCAATAGGTGTTATTGAACCTAATACTTGATTAACTGTAGTTAATGATCCACCACCTTCAGCGCTATATATCGCGTCTTTATCTATTAAAGCAACGTTACATTTTCTTTCTTGAAATACTGTTAAATTAGTATCTTCTGCATATAGTTTTTGTATAGAACCGTTTGATGGATCTACACTTTTAGTAATTTCTTCTGCAACACTAAATTGATTAGTATTGTTTACACCTGTTCTAGAATTATATAAACCAGAATATATCAATGTATTACTTCTTCTTTGCTGTACATCGTTATCTGAAGCCACATATGCTTTAACACCAAAATCAACTGTAGTGTTATTATAACCACCTCGTATTCTAGACTCTTCAATCATCCAATCAAAAGTATTGTTTTGCTTAATAGGTGTTTCCCAAGTATATTTACCAGGAGCAGCTGGAGCATAACCAGGTGTAGATAATACAGAGGCGTTTTGCGGAGGATATGGTATTGGAAAATCATCTACTGGTTGTAAACCTCCAGTTTGACTACCGCTTCCATATATTCTCTTTAAATAAAAGGTATTATGATAATTTACAGGTATACTTATAGCCATTTGTATATATAATTACACGATTTTTTAATTAATTACGGGGTTGTTGGATTTGTTGGTCCTTGATTGATTCCAGTTGGGTAATCTCCATCAGTAAAATCAACATAAAACTTAGCGCTATTACAACCACTTCCACTTAAATTTGTAGTTATAACTCTATATTCACCAGGTTGATCAAAATAATATTTTTTACTAGCAATAATTGTATTTGATGCAGCATTAGTTGAGCCTTGTAAAATAAAAGCACTAGCAGCTGCGTTAGGATCATATGTATCATAAGATCCAGGTGGTAAATTAGTTGAACTTGCTATCTCAACCCAGTTATTACCTTGATAACTATTTGGATTAACTGTTCTATATTGTATTCTAACTGAAATAGTAGCATCACCTGGCTGATTTTGCTGAGTATTAACAGCTAGTTTAGGTTCTAATTGTATTGAACCTTGAAACAACCAAGCAACTGCAACATTGTTTGCTCCATTATAATTATTAGTATTACCATTATAAACAGCTTGAGCATTATATAAGAAATTAGGTTGAGGAAAACCAGCTGGTAATCCCACACCAGCGGCTGTTAAAGATAAACCAGCTTCATTACCAAAGAAATATTGTGCTGAGTTACTACATCCGGATCCACCAGTAGGATTTAAAACTGATGCATTACCACCGGTTCTTCCAGCTTTAATTACTTTTGGCGCAAAAGCAGCACCAGCTGTAAAATTCAATGATGTTATAAATTCTTTATGATCATTTGGAGCTGTACCTGTTCCATTAGCATCTACTAATTTTACTGTTACACCATATGATCTTTTGTCAACTAAATTTTGACAATTTAATAATCCTAAAGTTGATTGACTAAAACTAAAATCATTTGTTTGACTTGCAGGATTAACAGCTGTTACTGAAAATTGTAGTTGCTCTAATTGAGCCGCAGCTGTATTAGATACATTAGTTCCATTTATACCTGTTAACTGTATAATGCTAGTATCACCAACAGCTGGTTGAGGTATACCTAATGTAGAAAAATTAGCAATTGGCGTTGGTAAAGCTTGTAAAGAACCACCATAAGTTGCTTTTATTGTTGGAGCTACATTTTCTAATGTTAAAGTTACAGCATTAGGTACAACAACATCGTAATAATTAGGATCTGTTACAGCTAAACTACTTGTTACTCTTAAATCAAATATATATACATCAGAACTAGGATTAGCACTACTTTGTTGTCTATATACAAAATAATTACTAGCTGTTTTAATAACAAAGTTACCTGCACCACCACTTGCTGGAGCCGCTACAGTAAATAAACCAGTTTCACTAACTTGAGGTGTAGACTGTCTAACTACTTTTTCTATAGATACAGAAGATATATTAGTTGTTATATTTGTTCCATTACCATCTACAAATTTAAATATATTACCTATCTCAGCATTTAATCCAGTGCCTTCTGTAAAAGTACCTGTAGAATTAGTTACTGAAGCAGGAGCAACAGAGCCTACACTAATAGAGCTATTTAATACTTCTAATTTACCACACAAACTAGTTTCATAATATAAATCTAATGCAGACATAACAGGAGCAGTTTCAGCAACTGTTAATACTGGCTCCATAGCCACAGTTCTTGGATTAGTTGAGCTAATAAGCCCAGTTCCGTAATTAGTGTCAACACTACCCGAAACTATTGCACCAACAGGGTTATTAGGATTTGAAGAAGTACTAAACTGCATTATAAATGGATTTTCTTCTGCTCCATAAAATGATTGCTTATCTGATGTTTGACCCCAAGGTAAAGATCCACTTGGTACTGGAAACGCAGTGGCTCCAGTTCCTGCTGCATTTGTGCTACCATACACACCTTTAAGAGCGTTAGAAACAAAAGGTATAGCTGCTAATTCTGATTCTCTAGCTGTAGATATATTTAAAACATTTTGCAAACTAACATTAGGATAATATTGTACATTTTTAGGACGCGGCGCTTGTCCATTACCAGGTGTTGTAGCTGTTATGGTAACATTAGGATTATTTACTCTAATATATAATATTTCATCACTATTAAACTCTCTATCAGTAGGCCCAACTTCTCTTAAATTTCTAGGAACTTTATTTATATTATCTCCAATTAAAGTAGCAAAAGATATTTTACCTCTTTGAGTTTCATTAAAAACAAGAGATCCTGACGTGCCAGATTGATTTTGCACTGGATAACCATTAACAAAACCTGGTAAATATACATTGTAATATTCTTGCTCTTGTTGTTTTACTACAACTTTATATGAATACCAACCTAATGGATTAGCGTCACCAACATTAATTGTAAAACTACCAGCTCCACCACCACCTAAAACAGTTAATTCATTGCCTTGCGTATAACCTTTTCCGCTAGTCATTATTTTTATACCAGTAATAGCACCAGCGTTAACACTTGTAACTACAACAGTACAACCAGTACCACTACCACCACTTGTTTTATATGTTTTACCAGCTACGTAATCAGCATCACCATCTGTAATAGCTATTACACTAGAAGCATGACCGACATCTTTGTATATACCTGGAGCACCTATAGAAGCATTAGCAGTAGAAGCTATTTCTTCATCTATAGTCAATGTTAAATTTTCACCAATATAACCTAATACACCTTTATTATTAGTATTACTTGCTTCAGTTTTATAAGGAACAAAAACACTTGATCCATCTAGCTGAGTATTATTGTCGTATGTAGATAATATAACATCAGACTGCCTACCATAATAATCTGCTAAAACAAAACCAACTTGATATGTTCTATTTGATTTTATAGAGTGATAAGGATATTGAGTATAATAATCAGATATAACTTTTCTACCAGAAAAACCTACACTATATTTTATTGATTCTGGCGGTGTCATTCGCTCTAATATGTTACCATATATAACACGATTTGAAGTTGTTTCTTGAGCTAAAGCTCTAATAGGAACTTTATCGTAAACTCTAGTTGTTTGGTTTTGAGGTAAAGTTTTATACGGTTTAGTAGATTTATATCTATAATCTAAATATTTTTGACCGACAATACCATGAATAGGATCATCATATTCTATAGTAGAAATTTGTGTATTTTGAATATCATCTACAGATAAAGTGTCAATAACTTTAACAGCTAAAGCATCAGACTCTTTATACAATATATCTATTTCTTTAACATCAAACTCTTGCCTTAAATTATCTTTTGTACCAGGTAAAGGTATTTTTAAATCAATAGTATCTACATTGTTTTCAAACCACTCAATAACTGTACTAGTGTAACTATCTTTTTCATCTTGATAATAATTTCTATTTCTAGTACTATCAACAGGATCTGCTTGTAAAGAAGTAAGTCCATCAACTTGACCTAAGTTAAACTGACCAAATTGTTTTGGAATAAACATTATTTGACTAAAAGGAGCCATTAATGAATATTCATTGTCATTAAATCTATATCTATAACTAAATCTTACAAACTTATCATCTAAAAATTTAGGATCTCCAGGCGCGCCAGCTTCAAAATCTGGATTATGAGCTATTTGTATATTGTCATTAACAGACATACCGTGCGCTTGATCAAAAGTTAATTGCCATATATGAGCATTAACTGTTGATGGATTACCAGGTGTAGAAGTAATTTTAACTTGTGTTATTTTTAAACCTGCCGGTGTAGCACCTGGATTAGTTAGATTAGTAACTATATCACCAACTCTAGGTATACCACCAAAACTTACAGGATAATTAGTTTGATCGCTAAATTTACCAATAGATACATTTGTTGTTGCGTTTCCTGGTCCTAGTTGATATATTTTTTGTGTAGAGTGATTAGGAAGCAGAGAGTCATGAACATTTTTCATCGATGTTCTACTAAAATCTATTTTAAATCCAGCTGGTATAGGATTTGGTAAAGCTTCTGATACTGTAAAATTAGTTGTACTATTTACTTTAGTAACAGTTATAACACCTTGTGTATTTGTTGGTCCTACAAATAATTCAGTTGCTCCTGGACCTTTATTATTATCTGATAGTATATCACCTACTTTCACGTTTGGTTGAGCTTGTGTAACAACTAGTGTTGTTGTTCCTGCTCCAGAAGAATATGTTGCTGTAGATCTTTCAATAGGAACAATAACATTGTATGGATAATATCTTGCTACAGATAATTGAGCTTCTTCAGTATAAGCAGGTCCTTGAGATGTAGCTGGTGCGTTTCTAGCTGTTGTTATGTTTATTCTACGTGGTTGATTTAAATTATCAGTAAAAAATAATAATTCTTCTATTATATTTACACCGTATATAGGAAACTTTTTATTAAAATTTAAAAAGTGACCACTAACAAGAGTTGTAGGACTACCTGGATTAGATAAATCAAACTCTATTATTAAACACGTACTTGTTGAAGGAGCTCTTACATCTGCACTATCATTAGAAAAATCAGTTGCAAATATATAAACTCTATTGTTAGTTTCGTCTACACAACTACCAATAACATTAGCTTTTTTATTACTAGCTATAGTACCTACATTTGTATTACCTAAAATATTTTCAAACTCACCTACAGTACTACCTTCAGATCTACTGATTAATAAGTTAATAGCTTCTCTATATTCACCTTGTGGTAGAATACGAGAGTCAAGATCTTGATTCATTCTCCCTTTGAGAAAATTATTTTTAATTTCTGGCATACTTTAACGTTTAATCCATTTAGATTTATTACGCATTACTTGTACTATTTCATCTAATTTAATATTAGATAATCTTATTTTTGCATTACGCAATGCTGCGTATCTTTGTCTTTTATATTGAGGAGCTATAGCTGCTGTATCTCTTCTAGTTGACATTATGCTATATAATAAATGTTGATACATAGCTTCTTCAGCTAGCTTAGGTATTTTACTATCTAAATCATACGCAAGTCCATCAGATATATATTCTAATATTATTAACTTACCACTTAAATCACTAGAAAAATTAAATGTACCTCTTCTTTCATCTATATTAAACCAACCATTTATCTGCATGTTTACAGGATCACCACCATATCTTTGACCATAAAAACCAAAAGCACCGCCGGGTTCACCCCACCAATCATACATAAATAACAGTGGATTATCTGTATTTGTAGGATAAAAACCTGTTATATTATTAGGGTTTGCAGCTTGCCATCTTTCATTTGTTAATGATGTTCCCTCTATATTATCGCTAAAATTATCTTGTATTGGTTTACCACTCTTATCTTGTACAGGTGTGTAATAAGGACTACTAGTTAATTGAGTTGGATATATAGTGTGTTTTACACCGTTACCGTCTACATAAGATAATTTAACGTAATTAACATAATCTTGAGGTATTACTAATGATAAGTTATCTGGAACTGTTAATTCTTGAGATTTAATACTTTTTAATGTGTCATAGCTAAATTCTTGTAAACCACGTTTAGCATGAAATATAACATCTGTTCTGTTAACTCTAGGTATTAATTTATCTTGACCTACATAACCTACAATAAAGTTGTTAACAATATCGTTTAATTTTATATATTCATAACTACCATAATTATCTTCTACCGCACCTTCTTTTAATTGTACTTTTACATATGTTCCTGCAGGTTGTTGAGCAAGTGTTATTCTACTAGTAACATTTGCGCCATCTTGTATATATGCAAGTGTATAAGCTGTAATATATTCTGTGTAGTTGTTAATACCGTTTGGACTAGTAAATATTTTAAAATTATTCTGCGTGTAATTAGGATCTGAAGGCGCATAGCTATCTGCGCTACCTAATACCAGTTTAGTATTAAAAGTAAAGTCATATACAGCAGTTGGAGTTGCAGTGTATATAATCTGCGCGCCGGCGTAATATTGTAAATTATTTTCACGGATTAACCCGCCATCTGGTTTAGGCATATCTTATTGTTTTGCATTTTGTTGTTCTGCAGCTATTTCTTGTTGAGCTACTTGTACTATACTAGGATCGTTTATTATTACTCCAGCATAAGCTAACACTCTTATAATAGTATTGCTTTGTTCTGATGAAGCTATTTCAAAATCTACAGAGTTACCAGCATCGTATTGAAACTGACCTAAAGTACCTACACTATAAGCCCAGTTTACATCCGCTGGTTTTTTAACATACGAAAAAGTTACTTCAGCTGGATCTATTATACTTGTAGGATATATAAAAAATTTATCGTTCTCATATAAAAATATAGGAAAGTTTGTATTAGGTTGAGTTAACGGGGAAAGTAATAATTGTGTTATCTCATTTCTCTGTGCATATTGAGTAAG